TTCAGTACCACCAGCGCCTGCTGGTTGCGCCCGTACAGCGCATCCTCCATCGTGTCGCCCAGGCTTTTCAGCCCGCCTTCCAGCTCCTGCGCGCCCACGCCGGCCAGCGCACCGGCACCGCGCAGTGCCTGTAACTTGCCAGCGCCCATATCGAGCATTGCGGCCGTGCGCGAGATCTCGGAACCCATGCGCCCCCACTCCGTCGCCAGCGCCGCGATGCCGGCCAGCGTGCCGCCGCCGGCAATAATCGCCAACGGTCCAAGTAAAGAGCCGAGCTGACCGCCCAACTGGCGCACGTTCTTGACGACGCCACCGACCGCCGCGCCGACCTTGTCAAAGCCCAGCTCTTTGGCAAGCGCGCCAGCAGCTCGCCGGATGTTCGTGATCGGCTGCGTGATGCGGGCCATCCCGGCGTTGATCCGGCGTACAACCGCAGTCGCGCGGTCAATCGCCGTGATCGTGATTTGAAAATTATTTGCCATCGTTAGCCGCCTCGATCATCCGTAAAGCCTGCTTGTTCCACCATGTCAACTCAGTCCACGTCAGGGACCACGCATCGCGCGGCCCCCAAACGTAATACTTCGTTAGCTCGGCGACGACGTCACGCCAGTTGTCGGGTCGTCCGCGCTGAAGCTGCCCAAAAAAGTGGACGCTTCTTTCATGTCACGCGAGCACAAGCCTTCCGCTACCGCGCGCGGCACCTTGGCCACCAGCGAAATCAGATTCAGCACAACGCCGATATCCGTATCCGCCTTCGATGCCTTCTCCAGTTCGCCGGCAGTCGGCTCGCGCAGATCCAGCGTGGTGTACACGACACCGGCGCCCTTACCGACCGTGACCGGTTTGCGCAGGGTGATGGTGATCTCATCCTGAATTGCTACATCGGCGCCAGCGCCGTCCTGCTCGTTGTTTACCGTTTCCATCCTTAAACCTCCTCGACGCTAAAACCTTCCCACTTCACTTCAAACGTGCCCTCGGCGGTTTTCACCTCCTGGGCCTCCACGGTCCACATGTTCCGGCCCAGTACCGTTTTGCCGTTGGCCAGCTCCAGCGTGACCGTCACATTGGTCATCGCATTGAACGACTTGACGGACAGGCCGCCGGCGTCGCGCAGCGTAGCGCTGATCGAGCCCTGCTTCGGCTTCTCCGAGTAGCCGTGCACACGATCCTGACCGGTCAGCGTTTCCCGCGTCACGCCCGATGGGCTGTAACCCAGGTCGCCAGCCAGCATGTAGGTCTGGCCATCGACCGAGATAAACGCGGTACCGGCCAGCCGGTTGGTTGTATCTGCCATATCATTTCCTATAGAAAAAAGCCGCCCGAAGGCGGCATGGTTGACTGCTTGCGCTGACTGCTACTGCAGACGGAACTGAGCCAACAGCGCGAAGATGCGCAGCTGGTTGATCAGCGTGCCCGGCCACAGGACGTCGACGCGGTTGGGGTTCTGCGCGTTCTGCTGCACGATCAGGTTGGCCTTGAAGGCGTCGCCGTTCTGCACCACGCCCTGCTGCTCCAGTGTGCGGTACTGGGCAATCAGATCCGCGCGGATCAGGTTCGGCGTCACCACGTTTGCACCGGGGCCGAAGCGCGTACCGTTAGCGGCCAGCTTCGAGCGCGCGTACTTGCTGGTGATCACGCTCTTCATCTGGCGCAGCACATACGCCAGCGTGAACAGCGTCTCCACTTCCAGATAGCTGTTGTCGGCATTGCCGGCAGCGTTCTTCTGATAGGTGGTGATCTGGTTCTCGATAGCGACCGTGCCATCGTCACCGACCGTGAAGGTCGAGATACCGTCATACAGCAAGGTGTTGCGGTCGGTCAGGAGGAAACGCGACTGCAACGGCGGCGCCAGTACGCCTTGGATAACGACCGTCTGCAGCGGCTGCGCCGGATCGGCACGCACACTGTTGGCGACCGCACCGGCATTCGCAGCCGCCCACAGCCAGGTTGGCGTCGGGCTGTCGTACACGCCCATGATCGAGGTGTGTGCGTCATTGCGCAGCAGGCCGGCCGTGGTCAGCGCACCGACCGTGCCCTTCAGCGACGCGAACGCGTGGCCGTACAGCTGGGTCGACCAGCTCCAGCGACCGGTGATGTCGTTCAGCAGGGCCTGCACCGCATTCAAGCTGGTGGCGTCGGTGTACGGGCACACGATGAAGTCGAACGCCTGGTTCGAGAAGTTGGCGAAGGCGTTGGTCAGGTTCGGCGGCGTTGCACCGCCGGTCATCTGCGTGATCGTCGCGGTCAGGCCGGTTGGCGTGACTTCGCCGCCACGCGTGCCCAGGTAGTTCAGGCGCAGGTCGATGTCGTTGCCACACGGCCCCTTGTTCAGCGCCGTCAGCGTGACCGTGTTGGTCGCGGCCGTCGCCGACACCGGCAGGCCAGGCGTTGCGTTAATCGCAGCGGCCAGCGCCGTTGCCAGCGCGGCGGTGGTCTGCGTAGTCAGCACCGGCAGTGCGACCTTCACACCGCCGACGTACAAGTTCAGCGTGCCGTTGGCGCTCGCAGCTGCGGTGAAGTTGACGGCGCCCACGGCGGTCGTCGCAGCCGCGTCGTCCGCCAGCGGCAGATACCAGACTTCGCCGAAGGTGTCGTTCAGGCGATATGCCTGCGTCATCAGGTGCAGCATCGAGCCGACGCCGCCGACCGAGGCCGCATCGGTGACGCCTTGCGACATCACTGGCACGTTGGCGACGCCATTGCCGGCCGCCGTCATCTGACCGATGATCAGCGCGCGCTGCGTTGACTGGCCGCTATTGGCCTGCGAGTTATCCGTTTCAGCGTAGAACAGCGGTACGCGGACGTTGGCAGGAATGTTCTTGAAGCTGATCGCCATTATTGTTCACCTTCATGGTTGGCGGCCGGAGCCGGCGCTGGCGACTCGTCCTCTGCAGGCGCTTCCGCCTCGATGACGTCGTTGTCGCGCACGCGGCGCAGCCAGTAATCGGTATCGGGCACAAGGCGGCCCGATTCCGGCAGCAGGTCCTTCAGATCCGGGTCGCGGATACTCAGACCCGGCGCGGGTTTCACGTACATAAAATCTCCTAGTGGGGAAAATTGATTGATAGGCCGCCTTCATCACGACCATCAGGACCAGTACCACGCGGCGCCGGCACCACGGCAGCTGGAAATGCAGCGCCCGGATAGGCGCCGCTGGCGTCAAAAACGTTGACCAGGTCGACGTGGACATTCATCCCATCGAGCGACACTGCCACCGGCTGGAAAGCCGACGGGGCGTCGTACACGGGATCAAATGCCTCGGCAACTTCGCATCGGATGGTGAACTTAGTTCCGCCGTAGTGATGCCGCCCTTCAGACGACACCTCGGACTCGACGTCGATAGTCACCTGCTGCACCAATGCGATCAACGCGTGATTCGTGAAGAGCGCAGCCTCGACTTCCGCGTCGAATGCTTCCAAGTTGTCCTGCGCTTCAGGGCCGGTCTTGCCCAGGACCTTGGTCTCGATTTCGATGGCCACCGTGGACGTGAAGTTGAAAGCCCCACGGCAGAACGCCTCCTTACTCCCACGCGGCGAGCGGACCAAGATCGCCGGCATGTTCGGCGGTTGCGTCGTCCAATCACCTGGCGAGTCGATGGCGACCGCACTCGTCGCATTCTTCAACGCGGCCACAACGGCCAGCCGCAGCTGGCGTCTGGCTGTCATCGGTGGCGAACTCATAGTCCATCACCGATGTAGTTCAGCGACAGCGTCACGCTGCCCTTGCCGTCCTCGTTCACGTCGGCGATGACGAACAGGTCGCCTGTCCGCACGATCAACACCGTGTCGCCCTGCTCAGGCTCGACAGGAAAGGCCGAAAGCTGGCCGCTGACGATTGGATTCGACGAATTGAGGGAGCTACCGCCCGCCAGGGAGATGTCTTTGTTGCCCTCGTCATAAACGAGCTGGACATCGACCGCCTGCCCTCCTGCGGGCGTGAAAGTCACCGTTTCACCGAAGACCTTCACCGTCGGGCCGAGGACCATGCGGTCCCAGTCGATGCCCATTGCTACGTACCCGCTTCGCCGGTGATATTCACCGACGGCGTCGGACCTTCCACCACTTCGACATCGGCATCCGGATCAACCAGAAAGCCTTTGCCGCGCAGTTCAGTAACCTCCGCCGTTGGCAGGGTCACCGTGGCGCCGGGACCGTACATCTTGCCGTCGACATCGACGGACTTGCGTGCCGCGACCACTGCGTCTTGCGTATCGTTTTTAGCCATGTCAGATCACCATTGCCGAGAACGACGCATTGACGCGCGACGGGATAACAATTGGCGACGACTGCAGCAGCAGAATGCGCTGAGCCGGATCATTTTCCACCCAGGTCTTCGGCGCGTATGGCAGCGCTTCGTAGTTGAAGGCCGGGTCCATGATCTGTCCGAAGGCGCGCGTGCCCATCAGGTCGGCGCCGGCCATGATCACCGTGCCATCGACCAGCATAGGCTGCTCGACGTTGTTGTCGTCCACGTACCAGTCGTTGTACAGCCACAGGTCATACTGGCCCCAGCGGCCTTTGTACACCGCGCCGCGCTGAATCTGCGCGCCGTTCTGGATAACGTTGCCTTGCTCACCCAGTTTCGGATAGATGATCGCGCCGGTCAGTGCCGGGTCCTTCAGGAAGCCGGCCCAAGCGCTGGTGGTGAACACGATATCGGTGACAACCGCGCCGGACTTCTTGAGGATCTGGGTTTGCCAGTTCTCGATATCCTGCGCTGGGGTCGCGGTGCCGGCGACAACGTTCTGCGGAGTCCATTTGGCGGTGGTCGTCTTCGCCACGGTCAACGTTGCGTCGCGGCCGAAGTCAACAACGACCGTTGGGAAGCCGTCGCCCGTGATGGTCACCGTGCCGAAGGACAGCGCCGATGCGGCCATCCATTCCAGGCGGCGATCCAGGATGTCCAACTGGTCGGTCATTTCCGATTCCAAATTGGCCTGCTCACGCTCAGCACCGGTCATGCTG